CCGACGTCGGGCGTGTGCGCCAGGCTCAGTTCGTCGCCGTTCGTGTCGGTGAAGTTGTCGAGTAGGAAGGCGGCCATGCTCAGGCTCCGGGTGCGTTCGGGTTACTCGCTGCGCAGCGCTTCGGCGTAGGCCACCGCATCCGGGTGCGGGTCCAGCTCGCCGGCCAGTTGGCCTTGCTGGGCCTGGTCTTGGGTGACTTCCACGACATCGTTCGGGCGGCCGTGCGCGCAGGCCACGAGCACGCGGGCCTTGATGGCGCCTTCAGGCGCCGGTTTCTTGGTTGCCATGTGAATTCATTGCAATGGGAATGAAGGCGGGGCGCCCGGCCTGGCCGAGGCGCCCCGCGGGCTGCGCGCGATCAGGTCGCGCTGTGCTGATACAGCTTGACGGCGTTGGTATCCAGCAGGTTGCCGCCGGTACGCGCCCAAGCCAGGAAGCCCACTTGGCCCAGCTTCATGTAGGCCGAGTCATCGAAGCGGAACATGGTGACTTCCATGGCATCGCGGATCAGGTAGCGCCCGAAGTTGCCGAACGCCAGGGACTTGGCGTTGGCAGCAGGCACCGCCAGGTCGTTGTTCAGCGCGACGGGGTAGCCCAGCAACAGATCAGGCGTCTGCGCGGACATGCCGGCCTCGTAACCCGGGGTCCAGATGGGGCGACCGCTGGTGTCCTTGATCTTGCGGACCACGCGGCGCATGGTCTGCGACATCATGAACCGCGGACCCACGTTGGGCGCCTCGGCGGTGCCGCTGCCTTCGTCCAGGTAAGCGGCATCCAGACTGTCGACCAGGTCCACGAGGTCGTCATAGATGATGGTCAGCGTCTGGCCCGTGGTGCCGGTCTTGCCCACCGACGCGGCAGTCACGATGCCGTTCGGATCGGTCGTGCCGCCGCCCGTGGTGAAACCGGTGTTGCTGATGCGCCCAATGCGATCGGCCAGGCGCTTGAAGACCATGGCCTGGATGTCGATCTGCGAGTCTTGCAGCAGCTCGATGGGCACCGCAACGATCTTGCTGGAGGCCTTGAACACGTTGACGGCCACGGTGCCAAAGGTCGGATCAGCAGCCGTGGCGGTGGTGTTCTGGGCAATCCACTCGCCGGTTTCCGACGTGCCATCGCTGGTGGGGTAGCTGAGCGGAGCGCCACTGTCGGTGGTGATCTGCGACGCCACCCGGCGCATGTAGCCGTAGGACTTGAGCAGGTCGATCAGGTCAGCCGCCACCGCGCTTTGCACGCTGTAGCCACCCTGCGAGCCCGTGGTGGTGCTCATGGTGTTGCGCACGGCCAAGGCTTCGTCGACCGTCATGTCCTTGAAGGACTTGCGCAGGAACACGTTGAAGGCGGCTTGCTCGGGGGTGAGCTTCTTGCCGTTCTTGGCGTTGCGGGCGATGTTGTGCTGATCGACGTCGGTGAAGTTCTTGTCAGCGTCGGCGGCCAGCATCTTCTCGTGCGCATCAATCTGCGACTTGATGCGGTCGGCTTCGTCCATGTGGGCGTCGAAGGTCTTTTGCTCTTCGGCGGTCCAGGGGATGGAGCCCTTTTCGACCAACAGGTGGTTGGCGGCCTTGGTGGAAGCTGCGAGGCGCTCCCGCAGTGCTTGAATGCTCATGATGTCCCTTTCTTGGGTGTGAGCGAACAAAGAAAAAGCCGCCCGGGTGGGCGGCTTCGGTCTGGCGCGGGGCGCGCTAGATATGGGCAAGCAACCGCAGGCGGTTGCGGTTGGCTTGCAGTTCGGCGGCGGCCTGGGCTGCGACTTGCTCAGCCTGGTCTGCGGGCCGCTCTTCGCGTTTTGGCGCATTGGCATAGGCGCTGAGATTCCAGCGGCTTGCGTTGGCCGTTGCGTCGCGCTTGGTGTTGGCGTCGATGACGTCGACAAGGCCGGCTTCAAGCGCTTGCTGCGGCGTGTACCAGGTTTCGTCGTCCATCAACGCCTTAACCTGATCCACGGGCATGTTCATGTGTCGCGCGTAGTCCGCGGCGATCAGGCCGTCGATCTGTTCCAACAGATCGGCCGTTTTGCGCAGAGAGGCTTTGTCGCCCATGGCCAGCGTCCATCCGTTGTGGATCATCATCATGCCACCATCGGTGATGCGCACCTCGTTGGCCGCCAACGCCACGTAGGTGGCCGCGCTGGCCGCCAGGCCATCGACGTGCGCAGTGACCTTGCCGGGGTAGGCCACGACGGCCGCCGCCATGGCGCGGCCTTCGAACACGTCACCCCCGGGGCTGTTGATGTGCAGCGCAACCTCAGCACCATCGGCAGCAGCCAGCGCGTCGATCAGCGCCTGGGCGCTGGCACCCCAGAATGGATCAATAACGTCATAGACGTAGACGTCGACGCCGGCCGCGGACTTTTCCATGCGGACGGGCTTGGCGTCGCCACGCGGGTTGTCGCGCAACAGTTGCAGCAGCTTGTTGATCTTCATGGGTTTGCCCCGGTGGGTTGGGTTGCTTGGTCGCGCTGGGCCCTGAACGGCTGGTTAGCCCAGGCTTCATTGATGGCTGGCAAGTTTTTCAGTTTGCGCACTTCGTTGACGGTCATCCAGCCGTCGCCCGTGCCAGGCCCGCCAAGCGCAGCGCGGAAAGCCTCGGCCTGCGCTTTGCTGTCGCCGCGCAGCAGGCCCTCCAGACTGAATTCGACAAAGCGGCCAGCACGTCGGAAGAGTTTGCGGTTGAGCTCCTCTTCCCAACCGGTGAGCATGGGCGCAATGTCAAACCGAACCCAGCCGATCGTGACTTGCTCAATGCCGGTGCCCCAGGAACTTGTCTTTTCGCTGTCGCCGATGATGATGGGCGGCACGCCCATCACCTCGCAAATGGTTTGCTTGTCCATGCGCCGCGACGCAAGCAGTTCCATGTCCACAGGGCTGATGCTGAGCTCATTGGCCTTGGCGCCGTTGGAAAGCACTAGCGGCAACTTGCCGCCGTTGCCGCCCCCGTAGATGCTGGCGAACGACTCGCGCACGTCGGCCTTTTGCTCAACGTTCAGCGCGTTGGGATACTCCAGCACGATGCGCGGCATACCGCCATCGGCCACGGTCTTGGTCATGTAGCGGGCCGCCCCCAGCTCACCGGAAATGGCGGCCCGCGCGGCCCACTTGATGGCGGACAGACTGCGCAAGCCGTCGAACCCAAACCCGCTGAAATGCAACATGTCGTCCTGGTCGACCGTGTACGCGCGGCCGGTGGCGATGTCTTGCACGTCATACACAAGGCGGTGCCCTAAACGGCGCGGGCTCACGCGGTCAGGATGATGCGGGCGCAGGCCAATGGGTGCGCCTGCGGCAGATGGCCGCGGATCGCGCAAGATTTCGGTGTGTTGGTCGCCGCGCAGCTTGACGCAGCGAACGATCCACTGCTTCCAGGCTGAGGCGGTCCAAGCATCATCGGGCGATTCGTTGAGCAGCCACCACAGCGGCGTGGCAACGGCTGGGCGCTCGCGCTCTGCGCCGCGCTTGACGTATTCGTGCAGGGGCAACTGCGAAACGGCGCCGCCCAATTTGGCCAGGCACGAGTACACCGCGCCGACTTGCATGGCGGTGGCATCGGTCACGGGCGTTTCGCTGCCGCCGATCACGACGCCATCAAAGAACCCGGCGCGCACGGCTTCAGACGGGGACAGCGCCACCGCGGTGTTATGGACGGTCTGGCGCGTCAGCGCAGCCCAAGCCGTTGCCAGACGTTGGCGGAAACTCATGTTTCGTTGAGGTCCACGCAGACCTGGCTGTAGTCATTGTCATCCGCCTTGGCGGCGCAGGCGTAAGCCATGACGGCGGCGACGATGAGGTCAATGCGGCCGGTGGCCTTGACCTTGTTGAGCTTGCGGTTGCCGGCGGGGTCGATGTCGGTGACGGCGTTGGCAGCGCACCAGGTCAGCACGGGGTGGCCGTTGTGGCGCACGGTGCGATTCAAAATGGCGGTTTCGAACTGGTCCAGCGCGGGGCTCATGTCCTTGAAGCCCTGACCGAAGGCGAAGAGCGGCGGCAGGGTGATGGCATGGTCGGCGGCCAGCTGCTGGAAGTCTTCAAGGCGCCAGCGGTCGGCGGCGATGTGCTGCACATCGAAGATGGTGCACAGCTGGGCCACACGCTTCAGCACGTGCAGGCGGCTGATGGCGCGGCCGGGGGTGGTTTCCAGGTGGCCGGCATCGCGCCAGGTCATGTAGGGCACGCGGTCGCGCTGTTCGCGCTGGGCCAGGTCGTCAGCGGGCAGCCAGCAGTAAGGGAGGATGCTCCAGGGCTGGCCGGGCGCGGCAGGCTCGACCAGCAGCACCAGGGCGGTGAGGTCGGTGGTGCTGGACAGGTCAAGCCCGGCCCAGGCGCGACGGCCGCGCAGATCCTCGGCCTTGAAGTCGGCGCCGCAAGGGTTCCACACGTGGGCGCTGAGCCACGGGCTGATGGCTTCGGTCCACTGGCAGAAGTTGAGGCGGCGCACGATGGCCTCTTTGGCGGGCATGCCGCGCGCTTCGGTCACTTGCTCGCGCAGGTACTGCAGGCCGGGCAGGTTGGCCTGCTGCAGCGACGGGTTGGCCTTGGGCCAGCAGGATTCATCAGCCAGGGGGTCGTCGCCTTCGTCCAGGCCGCAGACGAAGGAGA